CAGAACTTTATACATATTCTGACAAGTTGGAGGATATGGGAAACTCGAAGGATTACAAAGAGTTCTTTATCGCTTTCAACTTTCTTGTAAAGGAGTTGTATCGTGTCCTTTGGAGTGGTCGCAATATAGCCGTTCATTGTATGGACTTACCTATTCAGAAAGGCAAAGAGGGTTATATCGGGCTTCGTGACTTTTCGGGAATGATACTCAAAGCATTTCAAGATGCAGGGTTTATCTATCATTCACGTGTTACGATTTGGAAAAACCCTGTAACTGAGATGCAACGTACAAAGGCTCTCGGACTACTTCATAAGCAAGTGAAGAAAGATAGTGCAATGAGCCGTGTGGGCATTCCTGATTACCTCCTTGTTTTCAGGAAAGAGGGTGAACACGACCACCCAATACATTGCGGTATCGATGTCGACACTTGGCAGAAGTACGCATCACCAGTATGGATGGATATTGATTATTCAAACACACTTAACGCAGCATCAGGACGAGAAAGTAACGACGAGAAACACGTATGCCCCCTTCAGCTTGACACAATCAAACGAGCAGTTACCCTTTGGAGCAATGAAGGAGATACAGTATTAACTCCTTTCTTAGGTATTGGTTCAGAGGTATATCAATCTATCCTATTAAATCGTAAGGGCATAGGCTTTGAGTTGAAAGATAGCTACTTTGCGGAGGCGGTGAAGAATTGCAAAAAGGCAGAGTGTGATGTTTCTCAAAATTCATTGTTTGACGCAGTATGATAAAACTTGATGATAAGTTTACCATTCGATATTCCCCCCACGAGCAGATTGTAATGTTACGGCTAATCGTGGGGGCTGATGATGACGGCATTTCACGCACAAGTTATCGAAACCTTGCTAATGATTGCGGATTGTCTTTACAGACTTGTAGGAATGTTTTATCCTCACTTGCTAATAAAGGAGATATAGACACGATAGCCAATCAAAAAGGGACATTCTTTGTTGTGAACAAGTGTGATGATTATCGCTTTGGTAAGAAGAAAGCTAACGAGCAATCAAAGCAGGTTTTAACGTCCTTACAGTCGAAATGTAAGGACCGAGAGAAAGCGTTTGAAAAGAGCCTTATTCCTTTTGTTTCTTCACGTGGTGGCACTTATGAGTCTACGATGATACGTGCTTTCTTCAACTATTGGACTGAAAAGAACAAATCAGGAACCAAGATGCGCTTTGAACTTGAAAAGACGTGGGAAACTGCAAAGCGATTGCAGACGTGGGCAAGCAGGGAGAAAGTACAAAAGAGTACCACTACCCTTAAATCATCTGAAATGAACTACGATAAAGATAGTGATTGGTAAATGGAACAAATAGACTTCAAAGCCGCCATTGAGCGGTTACGAGACACAACGTATAAGCCGTTACCCGATAAGGTGCAAATTAGCATACCAAATGCAGGAACGCACCTTAAAGAAGGATTAAAGTACTTTTGCGGTGATAATGCAAAGTGGAACGCTGACTATGAGAAGATAGTTCAGTGGCTCACTGAAAACAAAGGAAAAGGACTAATGCTCGTTGGGGGTTGTGGCGTGGGTAAGACATTAATCGGTATGAGGATTATTCCTTTACTTCTCTATCACTATTACCGTAAGATAATAACAATCTGCACGGCAAACGAACTCAACAAGTCACCCGATGATATTATCCGATATCACATTATCTACATTGACGATGTGGGAACGGAGGATGTATCAAATATCTACGGAAACAAGCGAGTGCCATTTGCAGAACTCGTTGATGCAGCGGAACGTGATGGAAAATTACTGATGTTCTCTACCAACTTAGACGAAGACCATTTGAAAGCTAAGTATGGAGACAGAGTGGTTGATAGGCTTCACGCTATCACAAGAAGAGTAACGATAACGGGTGACTCAAACCGAAAGTAACGATGTCGAATAATATCAATGCAGATTACGCCTATTGCAGGGGCGTGGGATGTGAATTAAGAAACTACTGCATGCGGTATATTCCAGACCCTCCCGATGCTTATATGTGGTGGGTGCAAGAGAAGTACCAAGAAGATACTGGGATGTGTCCTCACTTCGAGGAGAATTATAAAGATTAACTAAACCAAATCAATATGGAAAAGAAAATTATCGCCTACAAAGGCTTTGACAAGAATTTAAAGTGCCGTGACTTTCAGTATGAAGTCGGTAAAGAGTACGAAATGGATGGAGATATTAAGTGCTGTGAAAGAGGATTTCACGCTTGCGAATCTCCATTAGAAGTGTTTGACCACTACGATATGCTTAACTCTCGTTTTGCAGAGGTAGAGCAGTCTGGCGAGATTGATAAGGAAGAAAATTCTACAAAAGTTTGTTCTTCAAGGATTAAGGTAAAGGCTGAGCTGAAATTAGCAGACATTATTAACCTTGGAGTTGAATGGATAAAAGATGTCACTTCGCCATCTAAGCTAAAGAAAGAGACGGACTTAAATGATAACGGTAACAATTCTGCTAAGATTGGTAGCTCTGGTGACTATGCTAAGATTGGTAGCTCTGGTGATTCTGCTAAGATTGGTAGCTCTGGTTACTATGCTAAGATTGGTAGCTCTGGTTACTCTGCTAAGATTGGTAGCTCTGGTGATTCTGCTAAGATTGGTAGCTCTGGTTACTATGCTAAGATTGGTAGCTCTGGTGACTCTGCTAAGATTGGTAGCTCTGGTGATTCTGCTAAGATTGGTAGCTCTGGTGACTCTGCTAAGATTGGTAGCTCTGGTGACTCTGCTAAGATTGAGAGTACAGGTAAACACTCTGTTGTTATGGCTGCTGGTAATAATTCTATTGCCAAAGCTAAGATAGGAAGTTGGATAACACTTTCAGAATGGGATTGCATTAATGGAGTCTGGATTCCTATCTGTGTAAAGACCGAACAAGTAGATGGTGAGCGTATCAAGGCTGATACATTCTATAAACTGGTAAATGGCGAATTTAAGGAAGTTGAGGAATAGAATGAAAGAAAAGAAAGGTTTATCTCTTGTGTACGCATTGAAAGAGTATGCCAGAGTAAATGGGAAAGGTGGTCCTATCATTGAAGGTAAGAGGTGCTTCACCTTTGACGACATCAAGGCTGCTTTCAACGCAGGGCGTGAGAGCGTGGTGGAGAATATGCCAGAGTTGAAATGGAATAACGAAGACAGGTTTGGGGATTTCTGTGAATGTACGGAAGAAGGTTATTCGAATACACCTTTTGGAATCTATTCTATTTTACAATGGTACAATTCTCCAGATATTGCTATCTATTTTGCTGGAGAACACTTTAAGTCCAATTTTCAAAGTGTAGAGCAAGCCAAGCTGGCAGCCAATGAGGACTATAAGAAACGAATTAAACAAGCATTGGGGTTATGAAATCAGCGTATATAAATAAAAACACATCGGAACTAAGAATTTGGCTTAGAAGTATAGGTATGTTACCAATAGACTACCCTGAATGTGATAGTCGTAACGGACTGATTGCACCGTATCACATAAGGCGAGGTATGGCGCACGAAGATAAAGATTGGGTGATGTTTTACCGAGACGGTGTAGTTTATGACACGGACGATGATGCATCAGACTATTATTTCTGCGACACAGAAGAAGAGTTTAAGAAAAAAGTATTGGAATTAATAAGCAATTATCAATTATGACAATAACAGAATTACAGGAGAAACTCCAAGAAATGTACGAAAAGTACGGAGATGTTGAAGTACGACATCAGTGTGGAGATGTCGGTGATTATTGCGGTATATCTTGCGTTACAAGAGATGGCGGAGATATCGTTATTTTGTAAGATATGAAATGCCATTACGAAAAGATTAAAGGTGTCGGCAAGGTTCTTATCCCTGGTTGTATGGCAGTTTTTGCTTATTTGGAGAGTAAAGATAAACATTAAAGATAAACATTAAAGATTAAAACGATATGGTATCAATATCAGACATTCAAAATGATTCGTATCATTGGGGAACGGAAGATTCTCATGCAAATAATACAGAAACCGCAAACGATTTTATTAAGAATGAGTTGCCGCCAAATGTAGATGTTTATTTCCAAGATGAAAATTATTTGGAATTTATATTTGAAGATGGTAAGTATTATTCTGCAACCATATTCGGCAATGGTGACTTTACTCACCATCAAGCTAATTTTGAATTTATAAAATAATTAGTTATGAACGGAATAACAATAAACGATAAGCAGTACATCTTCCTCAAAACAGATAAGTCTGTCGATTGCTACAAGTGCGATTTAGATGAGGATGATGTATGCAAGAACAGTGTTGTATGCGAGTCTTTTCACTACTTGCTACATGGTAGTGAGGGGTGCGGAGTGTTTAAGGAACTAAAAGAAGAAAAGTAATATGAAGAAATTTATTTTATTATCAGTGTTAGCATTTGTAGTCAGTTCTTGTGGCTACGAGATTAGGAAGAAACCCGAACCACCTAAGCCGAAACTGACAAAGGAGCAGATACGAAAGCAGGAGTATGAGCAAAGGTTGAAAGACTACGATGTACAGTTCTTGTTTGAGTGTAACGGAGTAAAGGTCTATCGTTTTCACGATGGTGGAGAGGATGTCTATTTTACAGATACAAACGGAGTGACAAAATATCAGTACACTACGAAAGCAGGAACACATAGGGTGCAATCTATTAACACAAGGAGGTAGCATGAACAGAGAAATATTATTTAGAGGGATAAATTTTCAGAAAGAATGGGTTTACGGAGACCTTTTCCATTCATACGCAAATAATGACATGGCTATTCTCTACTATAGAGAAGGTAGTAAGACACCTACGTTTGATGCTGTCTTTTCTGAAAGCGTTGGTCAGTACACAGGACTGAAAGACAAAAATGGGGTTAAAATATTTGAGGGAGACATAATTTCTCTTGGAGACCCAAATATTAAATATCTAACAATGTGTAGAAATGCAGGATTTGCCGCAAAGCAGATTGGCGCAAGTAGCTACATAGGTCTAACCTATTGGGCAAGCGACATAGAAGTATTGGGCAACGTAATAGACAACCCAGAACTTATAAAATAAAGCGTATGAAAAAGATAATGTTTAATGACAAGTACTGCCTGACATTTTCAGTGCTTGCCGGAAATAAGACAATGACAAGGCGAGTACTGAAAGTGCCTAAAACTTGTAATGGTAAAGAAGTGTATACTTTTAATATACTTACTAACAATGCAGGTACACAATGTGTGGATTTGGTTGATGAAAATGGAGGCGTATTAGACAGCTGGAAACCACATTATGAAGTTGGTGAAGTTGTAGCAATTGCGCAAAGCTACAAAGAACTATATCCTAATGCCGATTTTGAAATGGTCGGAAATGGGTTTATGACGGAGTCAGCAGGTTGGAACAATAAGATGTTCGTTAGAGCCAACTTAATGAAACGCCACATCAGAATTACAGATGTCAAGGTGGAACGATTGCAAGATATTTCAAAAGAAGATTGCCTTAAGGAAGGTATAATATTTATTGAACCATTATTTATTGGAGATGATGCTTACTTTTACGCTGTCAAACGTAAAGTGAGACAGATGTATGACAATATTCTTAAATTTTTCTCTTCTCCTCAAAGAGCCTACGCAGACTTAATTGATAAAATCAGTGGCAGGGGTACGTGGGAGAGTAACCCATGGGTGGTTGCGTATAGTTTTGAATTAGTAGATTAACGAATCGTCACGGAAAAGTCACGGAAAAGTCACGGAAATAAGGTGAAACGTAAAAAGTAAAACAAAGTAACTATGGAAGTAACATTAAAGGCTGGGGATAGCCTTAATATCCCAGAAGGCTGCAAGGCGGTAATCAAGGACAATGTGGTTGTTTTTGAGAGAGAAGAGAAAGAGGATATGCGGGAGTTTAAGGATGGTGACGTGTTGCACTCTACTTATGACAGTGTAGTACTTATTTTCAAGGATTATACTGATAGTACATATTTTTCTTCACACTACAATTGTAGTGGAGTGGGTAACAATATGTGGAGGATATGTTGTTTCCGCCACGCCACCGAAGAAGAAAAACAACTGCTCTTCAACAAGATGGAAGAGCAAGGGTTAAAATGGAATGCAGAAGAGAAGCGAGTGGAGAATATTAGGTGGAGAGCAACTGCTGGAAAAAGTTATTTTATATTTACCTCAGACTTTGATTCTTCTTGTTTTACAGAATGTTTTGCTACTAGTGATACACGTTTTTATAATTGTGGAAACTATTTTCAAACAAAAGAACACGCAGAAGAAGCTGCAAGGCGTGTGAAAGAAACATTGCGAAAGTACCACGAGGAGATAGGGGAATAATCATGGATATTCGTAAGATTAATATCGGTGATAAAGTCTGCAATAAAGAAGACGGATTCCCTATGACAGTCGTTGGGCTTTACTCAACTCTTGCCGACTTGATCAACGGCACAGTTAACCTTGACTTCGAGGAAAACGAAGGCGATATGTGGGAGGAAGAAGCAAAAGACTTGATACCCTATAATGTTTAGATACCAACACAATAAAAAACGAATGAGTATGCGCTAACGTTCTCTGATACGGGCATAACTATGACAGCAAAGGAATATATTAATAGACGTGCTGCACTTGTTGGGCAGGCGATGAAGATAAATAAAAAGTTCTTTCCCCGATGTGCCAGGGCAAGGCTTAGGCAGATTGCAAGATTAGAAAATGAGTATCGTGGCGTTGACTACGAAACTCGCAAGAATGAACTTTACAAAGAATGGTTTAACTAATGAAGGTAATTTTAGATATTTCATTTGATGGAAGGAACATCAATGATATTTACAACCTGCCGTGTGTAATGGCAGTGACGAAAGATGCAGGAGGGAAGCCAGCTGTAATCCTCAAGAAGACACACACCAAAGGACGGACGATAGCCCGACTTGGCGACCATATTTGTCAATATGAAAGTGGATTATGGCAGGTCTACGGCTCTGAGGCAGCCGATAAAATCATTAAAGGAGGGAAGTACACACATGAATGAGTTTAACGCAAAGAAGTTGGCTAAAAACGAGATAGTTGACTTCATGAAGATAACAGAAAAGCATAGGGAAACATTCAATCATGTTTCAGCCCTATTTCATACTATCGTAGGTGGAACAAACGACATTGCCCATACTTATATGCGTGATGCAATAGAGAAAATCAAAGAAGCAGGCTTGTATCGACAAAGAATAAAGAAAGCATGCAAAGATGCTATGTCCCGATATGATGTTTTTGAGAAACTCAACATGCAGGATATGCAGAATGCAGAAACCGACAAACGTCAGCTTTATATGGACTTCCTCGATAGTGTCGATGAAAGGCTAAAACCTCATATCTTTCTATTCCGCCAAGCAATAAAAAGAGTGCTTGATAGAAATATGATAAAGGATAGTGATTTAAAGTCATATATTATCCTTGCATACGAACTTATCAACTACTCAGTAGAATTGTTCGACAAGTTCATCGAAGGATGTCCGTCTTGTCCTCCTGTAAACTTCGGACTTACCTTTAAGCCTGCACGACTTCATGCTGTTCGCCAAGCATGGGGCCTGGTTGAGGAAATACTCTGTAAGGATTGTGTTAGCATTGACCTCAATAAAGATGAGGATTGCAGACGTTCCCTTGATGTTATCGAGCTAAATCTTGTGTCGGAGAAGTTTATCAACGAAAGCGGTACGGCTGCCCTTGAACTTAACCCTGACGCACGAATGGAAGCCGATAGACACATGATGGAGTGGGACAAGAAAAACCATAAAAAGTATGAACTCACAGATAGGCAAGCAGACTATCTTCGTGAGAACTACCACTTGAAAACCAACAAGGAACTTGCAGCCTTTATCGGTTGCGGTCTTACAAAGCTGCGTGAGTTTGCAAAGGAATTAGGTCTAACAAAAAAGAAAGTAGTATGAGTAGAACAAAGTTTTGTATAATGGCAGTCATAACCCTTGCTACATTTGGGTTTGCCGTTTACGTACATAGTAGCAACAGACTTGTAAAGGGTATAGTTATCGAGAAATCAGAGATACCAGAACACTATGAGTGTATAGACAAGGGTGTCTTACCTTATGAGCAGAAGCGTGTCAATGCTCAGTATTTCGTCACCCTTTCATTTCACAACAGGACGGAAAAGATTGCCGTTGATGGGGTGACATTCGATAAGGCAATTGTAGGTAAAGTATTAACAATCAAAAGATAATATGGGAAAGAGAGATTTTCAAGAACTGATGGATTTTGCAAGGTCAAATGACCTTATGAATGTGCCACTAAACATCGTGGTACAAAAGTTCAGAATTTACAAGAAAGGGAGTGCCAAGTAGGTGCTCCCTTTTTTGTTTATACGAAAACCCTGCTTGTCCTCACGGATTGCAGGGTTATCCTAAAAATAATCTTACCTTAAATAACTAAAAACCTAAATCAATTCAAAACAAATTCAACACGTTTCTCCTACAAATTTAGCAAATTATCGTGAAAGATGCAAGAGAAAAGGAATATTTATTCAAAGAATTTATGCAAATTCTTTCCAATATTGCAAACATTGGAAAGAATTAAATCTGTCTATACTTCTTCAACAGCCAAACAACGATATATCCAATGATTGCAAGCAGAAAGGTCGACATTGCGCCTATTGCCCAACCACCGACATCCATCTTGATTTTCTGCCACCGAGAGAGTTTCTTTTCTACTGGTATTGGAACTTCTTTGTATTCTGTCTTTGTTGCACGCAAGCTATCATTGCTCGCTTTATAGCGGTCAACCAGACGTTGGAGGGTAAGATTGTCCTGAGTTGCATGCCATCTATCACGATAGCGGACAATTAACTTTTCCTTGATGTGTCCTTGATTGTCCTTGACGATTACCACGCTGTCATGAATAGCGACACTGTCACGGATGTTAATCACCTGCCGAGTGATTAAGCTATCCTTGATATGTACGCTGTCTTTCCTTGACATGTAGATAGTATCAGTGCGGATAGACTGCACAGGTACATATACTCTATGTGAACAGCTTGTAAGGCAGAGAGCCGTAAGTGCAAGTAAGCCAATAATGATTAACATTGAATACACGTAGTATTTAATTTCTTTATCTTCCATATTCTTATACGTTTAATGTGAAACACTGCCTTCTTTGCTTCCCGTCCGCACGTTTATAACCCACGTGCACCCATCGGGATGTCTTCGACTTCTCGATAATGATTTGGTCAAAGGCATAACCCATATGGGAAAACTCTGTTGCAAAGAACTTTTCAAACTCATCTTGCTTACCATTGACAGGCTGCAAGTCAGCTGCATAACCCTCGACATGAGCAGAGTTTTTTACTCCACCTACTGCCTTATTCAATTCAGGAGAGCGATAGCCACTTGACACACGGATTGCAGGCGTACCAAGTGAATGCTCTGCACAGTACTCTTCCCACTCTGCACGGATACTCTCTAAAAGGGTGATTGTCTCCGTTAAGTGCACCCTTACTGTCGATGTTGGGTTGTTGTCAATCCCCAACCGATTTGCGGTTGAGGACTGAATTAATTCTCCTATTGTGAAATTTGCCATATTATGTCATTAATATTAACATTACAACACCTTATTCTCTCCCTCGTAGAACTCTACTGATGGATAGCCTTTGGCAAGTATCTTCTGCTTTAACGCTTCGTCTACCGTGCCTTTTACATTCCTAAATATCAGATTCGGCTTGTGCCCGTCTTGCGACACGTCGGGCAGTATCTTTTCTGCTACGATGTTAATATCTAAGGCGTGTCTTTTATTCTCTTCCTCGAACTCAAAACACTCCACCTTGCTATTTTTAATAGTTGCTAAATAATAGTAAACGTCTTCGTTTGACTGTATATTCTTGGTAATTCTCACCTTTTTAGCAACGCATCCTGAGAATAAGCCAATGCTATCTATATATTCGAGAATCGCATCTTGATTGTTGTCAGAAGCAAGTTTAGTAAAAAATCCTTGCGCATTTATAGTTATAGTGTTTACTATGGTATCACTAAATGAATTTGATATATCGCATAGTCCCATAGTAAATACATTTAAGTCTAAATGTGGGGCATTCATACTCTCAAAGCATCTATTTCCCGTATCTGTTAAATAAGAACTATTAAAGCAATACTTTGCAAGTTCTAACTTTTCGTTAAAGTCTGGGTCTGTTTCGTTTGCTCCGTTCATATAATCACCCTGAAAGGTTGCCATCAAACTATTTATATCGGTTACATTCTTTAAAAAGTAATCCAAAATCAAAGGATACGAAGAGTCTGCGCTTGTGTCTAACCCTGCCATCCACGCTGCTGCTTTCTTCTGTAAGTCGGTGTAGTGGTCGGTTTCTTTCTCTACTATCTTTTCTACCACTTTCTCCACTACACGTGGTTCAGGTAGTCTTAAGTCGAGTGCATCGCCGTTATCATCAACAAGAACGATAGGGGCTTTAGCCTTGTACGTCTCCTGACGTATGCCATCCTCCGAGTAGTCTGCATCGGGGTTGTCAATGACGCATTCTACCTCGATACGTCCTTTACCAAGATCGTGATTATCAAAGAACACAATCAGGCGATCGCCGTCCTGCTTACAGTGTTTACATACTCCGTTCTTTCTCTCTGCTTTGTACACGGTAAAGCCGTTCTCGGTCTTTGCAGCGATTGAGAAATCGCAACCAGGAAAGGCTACGGGCTGACCGTTTTTAACCAATTTTACTGCAAGTGGGAAATCACTCTTATAGTTGATACGTGATAGTCCCTCTTCATGTCCTTGACTTTGTTCACCAAGTGTTACTGTTTCCATTTCTTTTTTCTCCTATTTGTCTGTGTTGTTAATTATTCAATAGTCGCATTGTCGCTATCACCTCCGATGTAATCAGTAACGGCGGCAATGACTTTCTTTGCGTCCTTATCTGAAGATGCATTTACTACAGATTGGATAATCTTCTGTATATCCTTTACCTTACTCTTTCTCTCCCGTGCATGCTCTATAAGACTTTTTGCTTCGATGATAAGAAGTCCTATAGCCACTAAGATAGTAATAACTGGTATGGTCTTAATATTCAGTAGCGTGCAGGCAATGAATATCACCGCATCCACGATAAATGCAATGAGCAATACACGCCAATACTCTCCTAACTTTCCGATTGTCTTACGCATGCTATGCGAGTCAATGGGTTTACCCAACTTCTTTTGTGTGTATATTCTGTCCCATAGGTCAACGAAGATGGCACAGAAAACAAGCACCCACATTATCACACATACTATCAAGTGTATAGCTACTGAGTACATGAAGTGCGGTGTGAACTGAAACTCTATTACATCCATAGATACACCTCCTTTACAGTAAGAAAAGAAAAACACCCACTATCGCACCGAGTACGCCTGCTGATACGTCCAACCAATCGAACTGCTCCTTTCTGTAGTAGTAATCGACACTCTCTTTTCCTGTCATGACGAAGAATGCTGGTACCAATGCAAAAATTAAGTACGCATTAACTGCGTGTAAAGCCTTGCACGCAATCATAGAAACGACAAGACCAGCAAACATGTGCAGATACTTATCGCTACCAATGGCTGCGAGTCGTCCGAAAATCCTGTAAATACAATCTAATAAATTTTTCATATCACTATTTTATTTAATTAAACATCCATATTAGGTACTGGTGTAACAGCTGGTGGTTCGTCGCCATTCGATGGGTTGATTAGATTTCCACCGCTATCAGAAGAGAAGTTATTTCCGCCTAATTCAGAAACATACGACTTCGTAACAACCGTGTCGTAATAAACAGACCGCACAGAGTAAGACATCTTTTGAACTACAACCGCACCTCCACTTGTAGAGCCAATCTCGAACAATCCGCCATAAATAAGTTCTCCACTCTCTCCAATCTTAAGTGTGATTGGAGTTGTAGCTGCAACTATAGCCTTATCGTCGCCTGTGTGTTGCTTTCCTAACTGTAAGGTTATATTTTCGTGTGATTTATCATCCAGCGTAGCAGTCAACTTAATATCACCACCTCCATAAGTGTTCTGTTGAAAACCTTTATTGGTAATTTTCACAATGATGTTAACACCGAGATAAGCCTTACCATCACGCTTGCTAACGAAGTATCTGCTGGCATTAATCAACTTCATATCTACTCCATACTTATTCACTATACCACGATGATTAAGCATTAGCTGCGGCTGTCCGAGTTCATTCGTAAGAATGATGTTCGGGTAGCCGTCCACCTCTCCGAAGGTAATGTTCCCGAACCGGCAGCGCATCAGGATGCGGCGGGCGTCGACGGTACCGTCCTCGTTGAACATGGCGATGTCCTCGCCCTTGTTGTTGCGTATCTTCGTCCTATCGGCCGTGAGTGTTATTTCGCCGTCTTTAATCTCCATGCCTGCCTTACTCATTTGTGTATAAACGTCTTCTCCCTCTGCTGGTATCCATGCTTTCTCGGGCTGCGTGCCCTCGGTGAGCGTGATCCAATTAACGGTTACCTCGCCGTTCTTACCTTGCGGAAGTTGGTTAGGGAAAGAGTAACAGTTAAAGCAATATGTGTTATCCACTGATGCTTTGTCTTTTGGAATGCGGAACGTGACAGAGTTGGTTGTGTCAGATGTAGCTTGTATATCGCAATCTACCATAAAGCCTTTCCAGCTTTTATCGAAGATATATGTGCGCAGCATCTGACGTTTGTCCCATGCGCTACTACTTATGCGACCATTTACCGTTAACGTGTAATCCGTTTCAGGCTTTAGCTTTACAGTCAATTCTCCATCGTTTACCATAGCAAACGCACGGCTAATTGTTCTGTTCAGCTGTCCCCCCTTAATGAGATTCCTTGCCCCACTCTTCAGGCTCTCCACTTGCAGGCGAATGCCTCGTGCGTCCTGCTGAATGGTGGTAATGTCCTTTCCGTTCTGCGACACGGTCTCCCTAACATCCCCTATGACGTTCACAAACGATGCAGCTTCCATTGTGATTTGCACGGAACGGCGGTCGAGCGTCTTGTTCGCTGTGTCCCTTAGTTCGATGTTGATAAAGTCGGGCCTGTCGCCCGTCTTCGAGTAGTTCGCCATCTGATACGTTCCGCTGTTGACCCTGCCTGCCGTCATAGTGAGGAATACTCCTTGATTCGTCCATGCAACGAGGTGATAACCTTGTGCCGCTCCCGTTTCTACACTAATCTGCGCACCCTTGACGTGCTCGATGGTGTACTCAAGGTTTACACGTAGCACGTTGTCAGATGCCACGATAGCTTTCTCCGTCTGTGGCTGGAGACGATAGAACTCCGCTGCTGCTCCGTTGCTCCCGTTCGCACCCCGTGCACCTGTGTCACCCTTTGCGCCTTTCTCTCCGTCGCGTATATCGGCAATCGTAATTTGTTGCCTTGCAACAGCTCCTTTATTCATATCTATTATGTTTTAGGTAGGCGGATGAGTTTCCGCCTACGATTGGTTATTTCTTCGTTATCTCACAGACGATGGTTGTCTTTGTAGCCACCTCGGCAGCAAGAACGGTGATAGGGTTGCCAGTCTTGACGTTCGATGTTGCCCCATTCCAATTCTGTGGCTTGCCTTCCTTATCGAATTTTGTCCATGCGTAATCGAACTTGCGGCTTGCGGCTGCCGTCGCCTCGTCTTCTATCTTCGTTCCTGACTGCCATATACGTGCGCTGATGGTAGTCTGCCCAGTTCCGTTGACAATCTTGTCGCCTGTTGGGCAGTAGAGTTCAACGGTGTAAGGGTCGGTTAAGTCTTGGAACGTCACGAGGGCTTGTGCGTCGGATACCGATTGCCCATTGCCACCATTGTCGTGAGCACGCACACGGAAGGTTTGGAAGTTCAGTACGTCAGCAGGCTTCACTGTTAGCGTTGCACCATTAGCACGTCCCGATGCTACTGCCTTCCATGCTCCTGTAGCCGTGTCAAACTGCTCCCATGTGAAGGAGTTGCCTGCGTTGTCGGCGACCGAGCCACGGAAGCACTGTGCCGTGACGGTCAAGTCGCCAGTAACGGTCTTGTCGAACACGTTACCCTTAGGGCAGGTCAGCACGACAGAGAAGAGTGCGCCACTCGTCACGTTGCGTATCACAGCGAACGAGCCACCAATCTTAGATGTGATGTGGTCAGTATCTATATAGTCCGCTGTGAACGTCACGTTAAGGTCTGTCGTGAGATTACCCTTGATAACAAGTTGCTTAGCTGCGTTGACAGCATAGTTTGCGTTGTTTGTCGATGCCGTGATAGCTGTTCCATTGACCGTGTAAACGACATTCGTACAGTTCGCCAAATGCTCCGTCGCATCGCCACTCTCATACACTTTCGGAGTAATCGTGTTGTTCTGTGTAGGGTAATTCGGAGTGTACACGTTCGTATCGGGGTTGTACCCTTGTGAAAAACCCTGCGAGGCTGTGAAGTAAACCTGTACCGACTTTGCATCGTTGAGGTCTACAATAGTAATTTGATTTCTTGCTGTAATTGCCATTGCTTTTAATCTATGAAGTTAATACTTAGTTAATCGTCTAATACGCATTCAAAGACGGTGCGCTTGTCTACGTCCTCCGCCTTAATAGTGATGGCTGAGCCTACGCCCTTATGCCTGTCGTTCCATGCCTCGTCATACGTAGCGTTGCCGCTGTGTCGAATCCATGAGAAGCTGGATGGAGGAAATGTACTTGTAATATCCACGTTCTCCTTTGTCACGACAGCTGTGAGCGTTACGCTGCCTTGACGATTACGAATGAAGTTACCCCCGTCAGAATAGATGTTAAGCATAACAGGTGCTGCTCCCTGCTCACCTTCCGCACCCTGCGCCACCTGCTTAATCCACTTCGCGCTCTTGTCTGATGGAACGTCTGCAGAGGGTTCTTTTGCCACGTAAAGCCATAGCGAACCTTGATAAGAGAAGCGGTCGTAATGCCCTGCTATCGTTCCCGTCTGCCACTCGCCACGATCGCATACAATTGGCGAGTTTGTGCCCGTTCCTGCTCCCGATACTATCTTGAAGCTGTCAGAGCGAATCGTAGTGCCTCGTGGCGAAAACTCGTTGACAATATGTGTAGATAGGTTGAAGTCATTAATGCCTGCATAGTCAACCCTTTTACCCTCCGACATATAGAGAATGTAAGCGTATTGTCTGTCGGGGTCGGTCTGCGAGCCTAACTGTATGATGTCGTCCTCTGCCTGTGGAGCGTCATTTTCCGTGCTGGTATCATATCCCACGCACGCATGCTTCTTTCCGTCAATAGTCAGGTCGAGACTGCCTTTGATGTCCGACAGGTCGATGAAGTAATACAGCTTTCCGCTGACCGTCTCATCGCCCATGTTCACCACCAGCCGCCAGTAATAGCGGTTGCTCGCCTGCTTCGTTGTACGTGAGAGGAGGTTTGCTGTTTTACACATCGCTTGGTCGCCGATTCTCCAGTCGTTCGATATGCGCTTTTCTCCGTCGTCTGCCAAGAAGTAACAACGATATACGTTACCAGTCTTCTTCACAAATGCAATCATACCACCTGCGCTCGTATATCCAACGTCCCCTGTCGTAAATGCCAACCGCCTATACTCCAACTCTGAAAAGGTTGCTTTCTGCCTTACATTGAGTTTATCAACCTCTGCTATTGATTTCCCATAATCGTCCTTGTAAATACCAAAGCCAGCACCATCTAATAGTCCAGCTCGGAAGTCAGCACTCCTTAGTGCATCCGCAATGACGTTTAGTAATGTAGCGTTTCCGCTGCTATCAAGACCTTTTCCTTTATCACCAACAGTGATACCCTTCAAGAATGTAATAACCTCTTGAGCGGTGTCGGGGACATTCTTTCTCAGAAAGCGTGGGTCGACATAGTTCTTTATCAGCTCTGATATCTGTGTTGAGTTTAATCCGCCACCGCTGAAATTACCCGATAGGATATTATTTACATCCTCCTTTAACTGCGAGATAGTACCCTTGACAGCTTGATTGCCAACGGTTATCTCCTGAATAATCGGGTAATCCAGCTTTGTAACCAGCCTAAGGACACGTGTCTTTAACTGATAGCCAAATCCATCGTCAAAGGTGACTTTCTGACCGATATAGAGTTTTGGGTTCTTGTTTGCGAAAGCTACCGCATTAGAGGAGAATGAGTAGTTATTGTTATCCTGCGTACGTCTTTTTATCTCCTTGATAGTTCGTGATGCTAACTCGGATTGTGCAAGCTTCGTCTCCTGCTCACCCATTACAATGTTAAACAGCACGACCATATTGCAAGTAAGGTCTGGGAGGGTATTTCCTCTTGGATAAAGTCCCTCACTCTCATTGGTAGGGATAATGGTATCTCCGCTTTGATACTTGAGTATTTCGTAATCACCCTTTAAGATGTCTACGCCACTATCTCCTTCATTTGGTTTTGGTGCTATTGGGTTGTTTATCTCGTGGTAGTGGAGTTCAAATCCTTCTTGCCCATTAGGCTGTCCGACAAGTCCCTGTGTGAGTACGTCATATTGCCCATCTACTGCGTGGGTGTTAACCTTAAATATTCCTTTAAGCGTGTACCCTTGTAACACCTGCTTTGTTCGGTCTATCTCATAGTCATACCAATAGTGAGTAATGATGTTTCCGCTTTCGTCCTTATCGTGAGTTATGTTGATAGCTGTCTTGCCAGCTATCTTAGTGACAGACGGGAACGCCAATCGCATATACCATATAGTATATGTCTTTTTGTTTCCTCTGCTGTCAAGTTCTATCGTGTTT